ATTTAGGAAACAAACAAATACCATCATAGTGTTCTCCGTTTTTAAAAACGTGAACATACATGTCATCCCACTTAGTGGCTTTATAATCTAATAAATTAAATTCTGTAAGATTTATATCGTCCCAGATTACCCAGAACATTTTTGTAAAAGATTTAGATCGAATTTCTTCGTAAGACTTTATGTTTGTTAATTTTTGAGCAAGGGGATACCTAGACTTTATTGCATTCCAATCTTTAGTATTTCCTTCGCCTTTTGAAACATAAAAAATATCATACATTGGCTGGCACCGGCATCTTAAAATAAGTGTCGTTGAGATTCATGGTTTCATTATACAAATCTAAAGTAAATTTACTTTGCTGCGCATCAAGAAACGGCCAATCTAATCCCAAACTCATTTTTATTTTTTCGCCTAAATTTTTAATCTCATCTACTAGACCATCACCGTTTACATCTTCATACGGTTTACCGTATTGATTCCATATATCTCTGAGTATTTCAAAATCTCGAACATCGACATAATTCCACTGTGTGCAATTAGCCATCCATGTTCCTAATCTAGCACCATATACTGCATAAATTCCGTTTTCTTCGTGAGCACCCACAGTTGACCACATGCGCAGTCTATGGATATTGTGCCACCATATGCGTTCTTTAATTTCCATAGGAGGAACTTTGACCCCGTCTAGCAAAGTCATCTTAACACCTTCACGGAATCCTGCTCTCCATGCTTGGAATGGTGATCCTGTGATAACGCTTTCACTGAACGTCAATGGAAAATTTCTATACCCATCTTCCCAACAAAAGTCTACTTGGCCGCGATCACTGTTGGAGTTTTCATGCGTTTTCATGTTAAGAACAAAATCTTTACGCCAGATTTTCAATCCACCGTTGCCATATCGAAGACCATTAATTGCATTGCGGCCGCACCAACCATAGACCTGTATCTTGGGATCACTCATGTCAAGGTCGATATTAAAAAATCTAGGATCTACAATATTATCAGCATCAACAGTGATAAACCAATCTGTTTCACTGGCTTCTGCTGCGGCTTTATGGGCGTGGTCTGATCCTTTGACTCCGTGAATACGTTTAGCCCAAGGTACTTTATTACACAAGTCAGCATAATGCAGATCTGCGTTAGGTTCGTCGTAACTTAAAAAAACTACATCAAATTCAATTACTTTCATTTATATTCAATCACATAATTTTTAAATAGGCGTCTTGTATACACACTAAACTTATCATAGTCAATATTTTTAATTGTTACATTATGCCCTATTAGTTCATTTAGTTTAACAGAAAACATCTGAAAAATCAAGTTGGGATCGTTGTAATCTGTGATTAAAAAATCCAGATCGGTGCTACCATCCCAAATAAATTTTCTTGTTCCGTCGTTGCCTTTGTATTTTTTGGTTCCGCCGTATTCTGTAGACAGTTGAATTTTCAAATATTTGTTTTTTGAATTATATGTTATATGTATATCCGATTCAATTTGATCTGAATATTTGATATCAGGAATTCTATGCAACACATCATCTAATTTGTTTAGTGTCTTTTTTTCAGCTATGTCTAACTGTCCTGACTCTACATTTATTTGACAGTTGTGTATCTGTATTTCAGCTGTGATTATGGATTCAGCAATTTCTTGTGATATCTGCACTATATGTTTTTGATCTGCAAAAGCATGATCTGGCCCCACGCTGATAACTTGACCCGTATTTGGATCAAACACCGCTACATACTGTGTAATTGGTGGCTTGTATTCTCTCAGCCATTTATCAAAATCTTCTATAGTTTCCATGCTTTAGTCTCCAAGATATGTATACACTCATTTGTGATTAAATTTTTCTCTACGTAATGCACAATATCATTCTGTTGAAAATTTCCTATCTTTAGTCTAGCGTCTGCATTAAGATAAAATCCCACATGATCGCTCCAAGTATCAGCCGGCCATGGCCATTTTTGCAGCATTGGTTTCATATGCACTACTCGAGGAAATGGTAAATCGTAGGCAATGTCGTCAGTGATGTCTAGTATGTTAGCAGCCAATGCGAATGCTTCATCTGTGCCAATTACCTTAGGCCTGTGTTCACTTAAAAACTGATTGGCGAATTCGCGGGGATTTTTTATAATCTGTCGACCTAATTCAAAAAATTCTTGGCATAGCACAGATCCTTTAGAGAAAAAAGTCCACATGGAGTATAAATCCGGCAGACAATTTCTGTCAAAGGTTTTTCTATATGTGCGATCTGTGATTGTTTCGCCTCTATAGGTATAGACCTGATTGGCCACATACAATTCGCTGTTGGCAATAAAATAATCAATCCAATGACTGTAATCTCGTAGGAATAACATATCAGCATCAAGGCATACTGTGTGATCAAACGGAGACAGTTGGTCCATCCATGATCTGCCATCCCAATATTTCTCTTGGTCCCATTCGATCACTGTGTCAAACACCCACGGACTTGATAATTTTGCAAGTGATTCTTTGTTGTCAATTACCAGTGCCACCCTGTCATACCCTGGTTTTTGAGTGGTTTTTATACTCAAAGCTAGAGCATAGGCGCACTTGAGATAATCAATGTCATCATAGTGTGCTACAAACAACAGATATCCAAAGTTCATATCAACTCCATTAACTGTTGTCGATGTCTCAATATACTTTGTTTATTCATCACATGTATATCAACTCCAGTCACAGATGCTGCACAATATGTGGCATCTAATCGATGATCAATCAAGAATGTTAATTTGTCTTTGTCGACAGCAGTGAGTATGTCTTTGTCCATGACTGATAACACGGGTGGGAGTGTTGGTGTGTGCATGTTCTCAAATCCATCTAGCATGTGTTTGGCAACACTAAACGCTATGTCATTTCGATATTGTCTGTGATCGAATCGGAAGACATCAGCATAGTGCTTGTAATTTTCTTTGACTAAATTCACAGTATCAAAAAACAGTTTAGATTGTGGATTTTTCGTGAACATCACTGTGGTTGCCCAATACATTTTACAGCTGGTTTCACAGACATATCTATCAAGGTAGCCTAATCTTTCTTCACTGTAGATATCGTTGATCGAATCACCTATCATTACGTCAGCTTCCACATTCCAATATTTGTTTAGATTATCACTGAATATCAAAAAATCGCTGTCTATCAGTAGCGTTCTATCGTAGGGTGTGAGGTCCCATACAGAGTGTCTATTGGTATTACAAAATGGTATTTTTTTATTGATTACACCGTCGTGTAATCCACGTTGATTATCTGTGACAGGTTTATCTACAATTATCACATGCTCGAATACTGTTTCAACCTGCTGCCATGTATGTGATTCAATCAACCATTCCTTGGTGCTGAGATCTGTGACCAATGAAACTGGAACATTAAGATGTTTTTTTGCAAGACCGCCGCTGATCACTGCTAATAATCCATAATCTACTTCACGATTATTGTGTGCGAAAATTAAAATGCCATTGGTCATTGTGTGATAAGTTTTTCTACAGATCTAGATTTCTTGATTTTATCAAATTCTTGAAAGTATTCATTAGTGACTTCGAAATATCTGCTGAAGATTTCATCACGAAAAGCTTCTAGATTTTCTATCAATATGGGATTTTCATTGACGTCTAACAGCACCGTTCCAGAAACTCTGCCTTTGCTACACAGCATTTCAACAAATGTCAACAGATTTCTATCAATGGCAAACAGCCCGCCGGAGAAACCGTACATCAGTTTGGCAGCTGTGCGTTCTTTGAGAATTTTTTTGTGGATTGAAAAAGTCTGCTGATAATTGGCAAAATCCAATACAGCTTTTAACTGTGCGTTCATGAGTTCTCCTTGATAAACTGCGTAGTTTATTTATAGAGAACTATGTGGTGTGAAATAAATTACGAGCCAGTGACAGCCCCAATAGAAACTGTGGGTTGAGTTACGGTGAATACTGCGCTGCTAGGAGCCATGATACCCGTGGCAAATAATGTCGAAACACTCACTGTGAGAGTACCATCTATGTCATCACCCGGGGGTGGGTTTAAAAACGGAGGACCTATTGCACCCGAGTCGGTGTATCCGTCTGTGAACAACACTCGTATTTCACCGCTAGCCGATGTGCCTCCGCTGTTCGAAGGTACATCAACACATCTAGCTTGTAATCGATAGTTGTTAGATCCGTAAGGGCTACTGGCTGTGGCTGTATAAAATGTTTGAAAAGTATTAGTGGTTTTATACCAATTGGTGCCATCGTTAGGAGAAGTTCCTGCACTAGGCACAGCACCGCCAAAGTTCTGTGTACCTGCAGCACTGAGAAGACTAGTCCAACTAGTGTTTTGCTGGGTGCCAAGCACCCCACCGGTTCGACTCGCACTGATCCTAATTTTACCGCCACTATTGAACCAGTATCTAGCATCATTGGCATTGGTCCAATAAAACTGTATGACGCATTCACACTGGCTGATCCATGCTCCGGTTCTGCTTGATGTGGTCGCTGCTGTGGTAGCTGATTCACTAGTGGCTATCGTAAATCTATTAGTTGTGATATTATCGGCCCAATCATCATATTGCTTTTGCGGTACGTCGAGAGTTCCGGTATCAGGAGTAAATGAACTGGTATATCTAATAGTATCACCGTCTGCGACCACAGCCGTAGTCGGATTAGATCCGTTGATGTGCTTGTAGGCATTGATGATGTCAAATCGTAGATTTGCCCATTCGTTAATGGTGACTCGTTGTCCTTCAAGAACTTCTGTAGAGACTATTCTGACCTGTTGACCATATCCAGAGTTTCCACTGCCGTTGCCTAACACAGCAACGATTTTGTTTCTTATCGAATTGTAGTCTGCTTGGACTATTGTACTGTTAACAGCTGGCATGAGAATATTTAAGAGATTATGATGCTACAATGCTTGAAAGTGAATATGTCGGTCCTGTAACTGTAAAATTGCCTGATGGCTGTAGCAGTCCAGAAGCTTTGACTTCTGCCACATTTACTGTCAACGTGCCCGATACAGAATCTCCTGGAGGTGGACTAGGTTCTGGTCCAGGATCAGTATACGTGTCTGTCAGTGTAATACGTATCTGAACTTGCGTAGCTGTTCCTGTGGAGTTATTTGCTACATCGGTCTTGGCTTCAAGTCTATAATTATTTGCAGAATAAGGGCTGCTGAGAGAATCTTGATAGAATGTCTGATAAGAATTTGTCAGAGTGTAGTAATTAACTGTAGGATCCGTGCCGGCACCAAAGCTTCGTGTTCCAACACTGTTCAAAAAGTTTACCCAAGCTGTAACCTGCGCGGTTGATACACCAGCTGTCAACGCCGATGTAATTCTGATTTTTCCACCACTATTGAAAAAATATCTGGCTGTGGTAGCATCAGCAAAGTTACAGGTCAATACTGTCTGGGCTTGTGTTGTCCACGGAGAACTGAATGTCTGTGTGGCTTTAGCTGAGACTACGGATTGATTGTCGGCAAGATTGAATCTATTTGTAATAGCCTGTTCTAACAATATATCGTAATTGGTATTTGGAGAACTTGGTCCAAATCCAATTGCATCGCCGACATTAACTTGCACCACATTGGGCATCACACCGTCTTGATGTAATCTTATATTGATGATATCAAATCTCAATAGATCCCACTGTGCTTTGGTGATCGAGTTGCCGATGAAGACATCCGAAGATTGCACTGCTTGCCCATATCCCCTAGTAGCAGATCCTATGCCTAACAAAGATTCGGCCTTGTCCTGTATGGCCACATACTGCGAAGCAAATATTTGTGTTCCGCTAGTCATTACAGCACCAATACTTCAATGATATTGCCAGTTCGTGTTCCGGTTGATTCTAGAGCAACTGCAAACACATTGGCATAATTACCGTGGGCTGCCATAGCTGTGCCGCTTGGGCCAGCTATCAGTCTATCTCCTTTTGTTACTGAACCGTATGCCTTACATGGAACCCTTCCTTTGAGAGCAACATATATCCCACCTTCGAGATCTTTGTTCATCATAAAAGCAGGATCTGCACTAACGACTCCTATAGCACGAGTATTAACATCACCGGCTGTAACTTCTTTTTCTCCACCTATTATCATCACTGTTCCTGCTTCGTATTCTTTATCAGCAAGATATTTTTCAGCTAAATCTGCATAACGAGCAGCTGTGGCTGTGCCATTAAAAATATTTGCGGTGATGTTACCGCTGACATCTCTAGCTGCTATACTGTAAGCTGTGGCTGTGATTCTTGCAGTTCTATATTGAGTGCTGGCTGTGCCATCCGCCCACGTAGGATCAATTCTTGCGTTGGTTCTATCGATGAACGTTCTATCAGCGTTGTCTGCTATACCTACAAATTGATTGGCTAATATATCGCCGTTGGAGTTTCGCACAGCTATTGTCGAAATTGCTAATCCAGGTATAACAGCACTCGGATCTAAATTGTTTAGTTTACTGGCATTTACCGCTGTTGACGCAGACCCAGTAACTGACCCAGTAAGAGTACCAATAATATTAGCACCGGCAAATCCTATTTCTTTCGTCGTAGCGTTTATCAGAACTGTACTGTCATTGGCTAACACATTACCTGTATGAACTCCTGTGGTGTTTCCGGTCACTGCTCCGGTTAATGCACCGGTGAATGCTGTAGAAAAAACATTGCTCCACCGCTTTGTAGTTGATCCTAATGTGTATGCATTAGAGATACCAGGTTCTACGCCTGTGCGTTTTATAATCGCAATATCTCTCTCATCGATAACATCGTCTACTGTGATCCTAAATGTTATATCATTGCCTAAACGATTTTCTACAATTACATCAGTACCGTTTTCAACCCTGACTCTGAGATCGTTGCCATCGCCCAATTGAAATCCAGGATCACCAAAATTCACTTCAGAAATAAATGCACTTTCACCTGTTTTAATATATTGATCAGCGGTGAACCCGCCTAGCTTGGTAGCATTGCTTGCGGTGCCCCAAAAGGTAAAATCATCCGTAGAAACACCAGTCTGTGATTTTACTAATGTTACACCTTTCTTAATCACTGTGAAATCGTCAATGGGGTTTTTACTAGTGTCGAGAGTAAAAGCAGTCTTGCTGATCACAGCTATGGTTTTGTTGTCTGCTATGACTTTAAGTATAGTATGAGGACCTTCTGCAGTAGCCAATGTTCCATATACCACTGCCGGACTAATAATTGATGTGCCTAGATCGGGACTAGCTATAGGACCAATGAGTGTGAAATCATTCCCGGTGTATGTATACAACTGTTTAGCCGCTGTGTCCCACCAAAAATCACCGATAGATAATCCACTAGGTGCTGATGCGCTGGCTTCAGCACCACCGGCTGTTTTAAACTTAGCGCCATCATAAAATTTTAGTTTTTTAATTGCTGTATCAAACCAAATTTGTCCGGTTATGGCTTTTGGTGGTGCTGTTGTATTGGCAAAATTTTCCAATAGGTGCACAAAATTTTCATTCTGCACTTCGCCGTAACCTGCGTAATTTTTACCTACTAGCCTTAGGTCGGTATTGGTGTCGATGGTGCCGTCGGCTACAGACGTTAAAAATACACCGTTAAATTTGTTGACTTCATATGCCATGTTAGTAAGAACCTCTGCTATGTTTTATATTTATCTATTCAAATACTATTAGTTTCTTCCAACTAAAACTTCAATAATTCCTTCAGTTCCGTCAAAATTTTCTAAAGATTTACCTATTATATTACCGAACTTCGGTTGATTAGTTGCTTTAGCAAACCCGTTACCGGCGCTGACTAACATATCACCTTTATTAATTTTTCCTGTAACTTTACACGGAACTCGCCCTTGCAATGCTACAGCAACTACATTGTTGCCTGCACACAAGGAATTCATTAAATACGCAGGATTAGTAGAAACAACACCAGCAATTTTATTAGTTTCTGGGTGAGCTAAAGTAACTTCATATTCTCCGCCAATTTCCAAAACTGTGCCAGGTTCATATTCTCTGTCAGCTACATAATTTTCTGCTAGATCCGCATACTGAGCAGTTGTTGCTGTTCCTCTAAATAACCCGGTGGTAAAAATATCATTACTACCTGTATCTAAAACTTTGTTTAAAACCCACTTGTTACCAATGCTTGAATACATAACCGAAGCGCCAGACCCATTAATAAATATACCAGCACCGTTAGCTTCAGCTGCTGTAGCTGCTCCGCTGGCCAATGTTATTAATTTGTCTTCGATTGTAAGTTCTGTAGAATTGACTGCTGTTACATTTCCTTGAACTGTTAAATTTCCAGTTACAATTAAATTGCCGTTAGCTGTTATATCATTACCAGGGTCTGCCGACGTTATGCTATTAACTTCAACATTAGTGCCCTTGAAATATGTTGCATACACATTCTTAAATTTATGACCTGGAATACCTAAATTTGATGTATTATCAGAAATAATTGCAGGCTCGTTAGGACCGCCTAAAGACAATGATTCCGGAGCATCTATAAACGATAACTCGGGTCCTATTCCTAACATATCAAATTTTAATTTTCCGCTAGTAGATCTTATCGTAGGACCACTCGAATGAACAAACAACCTCAGTTGATTTCCACTGCCTAACAATATTCCAGTGTCACTGACATTCAACGAACTCAGTGTTCCTAGCTGTGTGAGTCCACTCAGTGTCACAGAATTATTAAGACTGCTTCCCGTCAAGGTTGCAGCATCAGCTGTGACTGTGATATTGTTAGAACCATCAAAATTCACACCATTAATAGTTCTAGCAGTAGCTAATCTAGTAGCAGTGTTTGCATTTCCGGACAACTGTTCACCAATAAATTGGGTGGCCTGAACTATGTTAAATGTGCTGGTTCCGCTGGTTGCTGTGACATTTCCGGTAAGGTTGCCAACGAAATCTGCTGTAATGATACCTGCTGAAAACCCGCCCTGTGAATTTCTGGCAACTATCTTGCCTATAAGATTGGCAGACGATGCGTCTACGTTCCATGTTCTTTCCACCGCACCATTGAAATCTGATCCTACAATATAATCACCTTTTTTCAATGTATTGGTAGTATTTGCTGTGATTGTGATATTTGACGCAGCTGTAAATGGTACTCCATTGATTAGTCTAGGTGTTGATAACTGATCAGCTGTGGCAGCATTGCCGGTTACACTGCCATTGATCTTGGCTGTGCTAGAAAGATTGATTCCCACCAATAGACTGTTGCCGAACCCCTCAACTTGATTGTTTGTGTTGATAGTAAAAGCTGCCGCAGTGCAGATAGCAAATATCACGCCATTGGTTTCTAAGAATATCACTGGACGAGGATTACCGGTATTGTCGTCCAGTGTTCCTGATCTTGCTTTGGTAGATCCAAATCCTTCTACGGCCTCTGGACCTATCAATCTCCATGATGTACCGGTATATGTAAACAATTGATTGATAGGAGTCTTGAACCATAACGATCCCGGGCTAGCACTGGATGGGACTGTTGCACTCACAATAGCAGATCCTATAGGATTCCATTGTGTGCCATCATAGGCATGAGCTATGTCGTTTGTGGTATTAAACCATATCTGTCCAGTCAACGGTCTTGATGGAGGAGCTGTATTAGCAAAATTTTCTAAGAGGAACACAAAATTTTCATTCTGTATTTCGCCATAGCCTACATAGTTTCTACCAACCAATCCTAGACTAGTAGTAGTATCAATGGTGCCATCTTGCAACACCACTAATTGTTCCTTGTTGAACTTGTTTATTACATAGGCCATTTATGCCGCTCCTGATTCATTATGGAGGTAGTGGTAGATCCGACTGCCATGTCCACACTCCTCCGATTATTCGAAATACTTTGATAATTCTTGTTACCGAGACACTTGCCGCAGCTATAGTTGCTGTGGGGAAACTAATGTTTGTGATTGCTTGGCTGCTGGCTCCACCAAGATTGGTTAAAAATGCTGCTGTGGAAATTGACGGTGGCAATGAATTTATACTTAAAGATTGAGCGTTATTGCTTATCAAATTACATAAAATTCTAGCATATGTGAATGCTCTATACTCGCTCACAGGAGCAAGATTATTCAATATGTTTGTAATAATATATGTATTAGATTTGCCATCGGATAAATCAATAGTAAAAATCACAGGTCTTGATTCCACCCTGTTATCTGTATACTCTTTGGTGGCAGCATCTTGAGCTGCCACAGGATCTTGCATGCCGGTGATTCTTGGAGACCCGATCAATGCAACATTTCCTGAGCCGTCTGGTTCTAACTCAATATCAAAATTCGTACTCACCGTGCTGATTCTGTGATTTTCCAGTCTCATCTGAGTGACTGCAGGAGCACCCGGACCTATGTTAACTACAGTCTGTGTACCAAAGGAACTAACTCCTGGAATACTTGTAATAGCCGAACCCAGACTGTTGCCATCTATTACCTTAGTTCCGCCAATATATACTGCTCGTCCTGCGGCTAAATTCAGTGTCTCGGATATATCAAGCCAATTACTACTGTTGTTGTAAGTTATAGTTTTATCTGTAGACGCTTTGATTGTGATACCTGCACCATCGGCCGTGATGTTTGTAGGACTAACCACATTAGCTATAACAATATTTTTGTCTTCTATCGCCACTGTTGTGGTATTAATAGTTGTAGTCGTTCCTTCGACTGTGAGATTACCATTGACTATTAGATCGCCGCCGGCGACCACTGTGCTGTTGGTAAATCCAGAATATAGATCGATGTTTCTTGTTGCTGCATTAATCGTGATAGCTGCTTCTTGTGTAATACCCTTTCGAACACTCAACTGAATATTCCTATCAGTTGCAGCATTGCTTATCAATACATCTCCTGCACTAACAAATAGATTTGCCTGGCCTGCTGAACCTACTGTGATACCTAAATCACTAGTAATCTGCAGTTGCCCATTTATGCTATTAGAAGTGTCAGTTCTAACATAGGTGGTTGCCGGAGCTCCGCCTAAACTATCGCTGTTTATACAAGTCGCACGTATTTTAAAATTAGATAATGTGCCTGCATTGAAACCAGGTTCTATATTGCCATTAAATCCTATGATTCCTACTTTGGGTGTAAAACTGTCTTTGGAAAAAATTCCCAGTAACACACCATTATTATAAAGACTAGTTACTACCCTAGTTTGATTTAGTGTATCTAAAATAGTATCTACTCTCAGTCCGCTAAGACCTTGCACACTACTATACGCCGGTGCAAGTAACACCGCTGTAACCCCATCAAAAAAGTATAGTTGTTTTCCGATATCGTCATACCAAAGGTCACCGGTGGCCAGTGTGCTTGGTTGGGAGCTCGATACCGTAGCCGAACTTACCGGAACAAAAGTAATACCGTTGTAAACTTTTAATTTTGACTGGCTAGCGTCAAACCATATTTGACCTTTAATGGGGTGTATGGGGGCTGTATTACTAGAAAAATGCTCTAGCAATTTAATAAGATTCTCGTTAAATGCTTCGCCGAAACCGCTGAAATTCTTTCCTATAAGAGTGATATCAGTGGAAAGATCGTCGATCTGGCCGTCTGCTACAGTTGCTACAATTGTGCCGTCAGTTTTGTTTATTTGATATGCCATGTTTTACTCTGTTAGAAAGCTGGTGGTCCAGATCTTATAATATAATTCATTGCCAAGAAAGGATTCATTAAACCTACTGGTGTTGCTAGTGTTACTCCCACGGCTTTTTTTACTCCGCCGCTGTCTTTGAGATATTGTGCCTGACCTGGGGCTGTTGGGCCAGGTCCGGAAGTGGCTAACGGATCGAGTGTTGTTGTAAGTGCAACTGCAGAATAGTCTTGAGTGGGAGTTGACAGTGTATGACTGTGTTCTGGTAGGTTCGGCAATGTCAACGCTACAGAACTTTGTCCTGCTGACCCCCCAAGTATTGTGGCCTGCACATCCGGAACTCGGCCTGCAACGCCGCCGCCAGCATCTACATAAGGACCTGCAATAGTCGGCACGGTGCCAGCATTATCCATATTATCCTTACCAAGTGCAAATCTACCTCTAAGATCAGGTAATCTAAATGTGTTTACTCCTAGTAATGGTGTGGCTCCATTATATACATTGCCGATCACATCAAACAGATCTGTAAACTTTACCCTTTCAATTTCTGAACCGTCACAAAACAAGTAACCATCAGGAGCAGTAATACCTGCATACGGCAGAATAGCTCCTATCGGCACTGCTAGATCACCAAGAAACACTTCTCTGGTTTGTTTAAGAAGACCAGAACTAGCTAGAGTGCTTTCACTAGGTCTGTAGGTTAAAATAAAATCGCCTTTTTTGCCACGATTAGGCACCGGAGTTTCTTTACCTGCAATAATATTTGCTGTGAGTGTGGCATTAAGAATTTTAGTAGAACTGCCTACTTGCCCGTCAAATTGCACAGCCGGTGAAATCACATCACCTGCTAATTGAAAACTAGTAATTGTGCTGAGAGATGTCGCAGTGTTAGCATTGCCACTGATGTTTCCGTCAAGCACTCCTTGTATAGTATCTGCGATGATTGTTTTGGCACGTATATTATTGAAGCGTCTTGTTGCAGTGCCTATATCATATGTGTTTGTAATTTTTGGTAATATAAACGCAGTTTGCAGTGGACCGGTAACATCGATGCCGTCGCCGACAATTATGTTTTTTGCAACTGCAATTCCACCTTGAGTAACAATACTGCCGTTATTTAAATTGGTGCTGGCTAAGCTACTGGTAGTAAAAAAAGAACCTGTGATTTTTGCATTGCCTTGAATGTCTAACGCTTCTAGTGGATTGCTTTGATTTATACCAACTTTGTTGTCAACAATTCTTAAAACCGTTGCTGGAATACCGTTGCGATTTGTCTGTAGATCTATAGAACTGCCTGCAGCAGAGTTATAGATATTACTAGATGTTGTTGTAGCTGATAACTTGAATGTCTCATCAGCACCTATAGAGATACCGTTATTGTTTTTGATCTTTATTTCAAAATTAGTGGTGTTGATGGTATCTGATCTAAGGAATGTTCCCGCAGCTTTTTCTACTCCCCCTACTAACAATGCTTGAGCATTTCTTGCTGTGCCATTTAGCACAGGTAAAAATCCCCCTACAAAATTTGCAATTTCACCTGACGTTGCAGGAGCACTGATGTTGATGCCTGATTTTATCAGAGCAAATCCAGTGATCAAAGTCTTCGGTGTAAAACTGTCTTTGGAAAAAATAATTACAGGAATATCTGCAATATAAAATGTTAAAATAAATCTATCTAAGTTATCAGAATCTGATATTTTTTCTATAACCGGTCCATATCTCAAGCCACCAACTGAACTCTCAACCGGCCCAACTAATATCCATCGTGTGCCTGTGAATATCCGTAGTTGTTGATTGGTAGTGTCTACCCATAATTCTCCTACTTTACTAGTTTCTACTGAAGGTTGACTAACTCCTTTTTGTATTCCGGATGCTGCTTTCCATGCAGTATTATCCCATATTTTTAGGGTTTGTGTTCCACTTGTACTATCATACCAAAGCTGTCCTTCTACAGGGTTAACTGGTTGACTAGTAGATGCAAAATTTTCTAGCAGTGATAAAAAATTCTCTGCGATAATCTGACCGTAGCCGGTAACATTACGACCTGGAAATTTGAGACTAGTGTCTGTACTAGAAGTATTATCAAACACCGTGATAGGACTTTTGTTTTCTTTATCTGTAAAATTAACTATGTATGGCATGATTATATCTCAGTGAATCCGGTTAAACTCTGCACACGGATAGTGTAGTCAATCTGTAACAGTCTGTTAAGACTTTTCTGCACAGGGTGAAACACCACATGTGTTAATAGTTTTCCCTCAGCACCGTTTTGGCCGATGCTTTTTAATCCTAATTCATCAAACACAAATTCACCATTCATGTCAACACTGTTGTCAAATGCTTCTTGTTCTAATGGTTCTCCATAATCTAACAAGCAGCTGATCACAATATCACTATAAGTCGCTCCGCTGATATGTCTAATTTCCATTTTATTTCTTACAGGATCTTGGTTTTCAATAGCATTTTGATCCACTACTTTTTGGTAGGTTTGATTATAGAGGCTAGAATTAACACCAACAGTATTGGGTGTAAGATAAGTGATAAGACCTGTAGGATCGACTGTGGTTCCGCCTGTACCAAAAATCATCTGATATACTGTACCGTATCCTTGATTACTAAGACTGTTGACCATGGCCACACTCATATTTTCATAGTGAATAGCATTGCGTTTGTCTACAAAAATTTCTTTGGTCTCAGGATCGTGAATCTTGATATGACCTTCAAAATTAAATCCGCCCGTTTCGTTGGGTCGAGATTGTGTATTTTGAGCTGATTGATCTTGATTTTTAGGCATTTTTATCTCTTTTTGTTCCATCATGTATTTATTCAGGGATGTCAGTGGTCTTTTCCACAATGAATCTAGCCACCGGCGTCAAACTGTCTATTAGACTCACACCATCTGCTGCTGTAGTATTGCCCCTCGTATACCAAGTTTGTCCTAGTCGTTTAAGTACGGTAACCCTAGTTCCAGCAGGTAACGCAGCGGTTAATCTAATTTGCTGTGAAACACCGTCCACACTAAACTCAGCTTCTTGTGTTTGATCTGCCTCAGGACTTGCCGCTCCATTAATTTCGGTGTATACATCCTGTGGATCTTTTTTTAATCTACGGCCTGCTGCAAAAACTTCAAGTTGGTCGCACGGTCCATAAGTTAGCGGAATAGATTTTCTATACCAGAGACCGCTTCGTGAGCCTTTTACAGGAGTAAAATCCAATGGCCCAATCAGTAATGTGCTACCGTCGCTGGTAAAATCAATCCGCTGTTGTGTTTCATTGTAAGGAATCGTTTCACTATACCCTACATCAGCAACCACAGTGTTTATAGCATATGTTTCTGCGATCGATGTTCCTTGCACTCCTCTACGCAGCTGGCTCAACACATTTCCTGTCTTCAACATATATTCAATGCGTTCGCCCTCAATGAATATAGTTCCTGGTAAATTTCTAGACATAATCGGATGCCCTAACAAACTAGCATCTGATACTTCTATGGTCGTATCAAAATATCTCAAAGGTTTTGTTAATTTGCATGATGCTTTTGAAAATCTGTTAAAGTGATATACATTTAACATGTCTTTATGGATTTCGTAAGCTGAGGGCAATTTAAAAATATCATTTCCAAAAGTAATTATTTTGATATCATCGTCAAGTGTGGTCGTGACATTGAGGTACACCACTGCTCTTGGCAGGCTCACAAAGTAATCTTTTTCTTGTTGAAGTCTGATGCCGTTTAAGTATACCCATACATAACTGGCCGATATAGGAGATCTAGCCAATTGATAATTCACTTTGCCGCCTTTGATTTCATCTTGAATAATATCCATAGAAGGATATTCACCAAACCAAGTAACATTGATTGCAGGATATGTTGAATCGGATATTGTAGAATCTCCAGGAAATCCAAAATCAAATTCACTGTCAATAATTACATTATTTCCTTGTATAAAATACTGTGCATTTAAATCGTTTTCAATTTTGATTTTATCGCCCAGTGATAGCTTTTCTGGTTTGATGATCAATTCCTTGGTAGGACCGTTGAATGTGTAATCAATCACAAACGTGCTGGGATCATCATTAATGTAAACTTTTAGATTAGAAGGTAATATGCTGCCTCCTGATTCAAACGGATCTACTCCAAGTATGAACTGATTATTAGTGCCGTCATATATTACGTAGTTAGTGTCTGGACCTCTAAGTAATTGCCCGTTGACTTCCACAATCGCAGAACTTAGAGACGATCCTCTGGCTAATTCACTAAATCCATCGAGATCAAAACTGCGTGTGCTACCTTCGTAATAAAATGTCTGAGTATTTACATTTACTAGGGACAGTCCTAATGAATCCACATCCGACGATGCTGCTAGACATGCTATTTTAATTACATCGCCAAGCTGAGGTTTTATTGCAAATTCAACTAAAGTTTTTCCTACAGCATCTATGATATCTGTGCTGTTGCGGAAGCCTACATCAACTCGAGATCCATTTAGTGTAACAAATACACCACTAGTAGCATCATAGTCTGCATTGGTAAGAAATAATCCAGTAGTGCCATCTGCTATGTAACTTTGATAATCTAATATGCCGAGGCCGCCAATTCCTATGCTTAATATTTCCACTAGTTCGCCTATTGCTGGGGCTGAAATAAAATTCACAGTTGCAGCTGAACGGTCTATGGTGTAGTGTTGATTCAACGCTTTTGCAGTGTTATCAACATAAACAAATACTGAGGAGTTTTCTAAAACTGTCTGACCTATAGCAAACGCAGTGTCTTGACCATTGGAAATAGTAATCTTTGATTGTAACGCAGCTGCTCCGGATGTTTTGTTGTTATATACTTTTATCGAAACACTGTCTATTACTTGTCCTGGTATGTTTTCTTCAGGTGCCGGAACGTTATCTTTGTCAATGAATGTTCCGCCCAAGATAGATATCTCTTCTGCAGTTTTGCCTGTAGCTGTGGCGTAAGCAGAACTTATAGCTGACAACGAGCCACCGCTGAGTTTGGTATCAAGTATATTATCATCTGTAATTACTACAGATCCATCACTGTCTGTAGGACGGAAAATAAGGATATCACCATCTTGAGTGCTGATATACGGGCCTATTAATACTACAGCATTTACGCCATCACCTACAAACGTTGGCATTTCTGCTGCAGGATTAACACCTGTGCTTGAATCTTGTGCCGATGAGTAATTTTCATCATCTATACGCACAGTGATGTTTGTGTTTTTACGTTTGATATATATGTTGATTTGCTGTCCAGCTGCTGGTATATATGGTAACGTCACTGATCCGGTGCTTCCGTCCGCTACGTGATAATAATCTGAGCTGATCTCTACTGAATCCCAACTGTCGGTGAACCAAGGCAAGGCATCCCAACCACCGGTGACATCAAATGTCGTGCCTTGTATTCTCACTCCGCCAAAATCAATACCAGTCATGAGTTGATTTATTTCTTTGCCTGCCATTCCTGTTTTTGGGTTATAGGACTTTTCTATTCTATTTACAGCATCCAATAACAAAATGTTCTTGTCATAAGTCACTATAATTTCATCATTTATAGTCGGAGCAGTATTAAATATCAGTTTTCCACGAAGCAAATTATAACCACCGGTGGCTTGATAATACAGAGATACCTGATAGTCACTAGCTAACACAACTTGTGTTTTTTGCGTGGCAAATATTTTTCTAGTTACCTTGATTCGAGTTTTATCATTAGTCGGTGCATAATTTAAAAAGAATACAGCACTGCTGCCACCGGCAATAAATGTCTGTGTCTGCGAAAAATTTTCATAGATGCCGTTAGCTGAAAGTCTATCAAATTTCAAAGCAACATCAAACATACGAACTTGAGAATTTCCTATGATTGCAGTGGCTTTGGCCTGTACAGCAGTAGATGAATTTCCTCCTACCAATGTCACTGTCGGAGCTTTGATATATCCTGAACCTTGAGTTAACATTTGTATGCCTGCCACTTTACCATTCGAGATAAATGCTCTAGCAGTAGCGCCGGTGCCGTCTCCTTCTATCAAAACTCTAGGCGGAGTTAAATATTCTGTGCCCTGCTGATATACCTCTATAGCGGTGACTGCATAGCCTTTATTATCTGCCCACCATTTCCATGGATACTGTGATATTTCTAGTGATGATGCATTAACAGGATTGGCACGACCGTCAAAGATTGAATACGACGGTGGCAAATCAAAATCGATCGCTGCCGATGCGTATGATTCTGGTTGATCATAACGGCTGATATACTCTCTAACTGTGGTTCTAAATGGTTTAACTTCGTTGATGTAATCTTGATAACTTGATAAATTATCATTTTTGTAATTCGGTGGGCTTGCTAATGTGCCAATGTTATGCGTGGCATTTAGGAAACTGGTTTTAAACACCCAATCTACATACTGTTGTTCGCTGAATACATGTCTTATTGAAGCAAAAAATAATTTGTTCCATTCTACTGCGTAATCACCTACAAAAATATTTTCTTTTACTGCTGCAAAAATATTTCTAAGTTCTTGTGAATTTTCAATGTCATAGGTTGTGGTATCAAACGCCTGTGTATTATCGAATCCTACTCCAACTGCACTGGTGTTATATAGTATAGAATCAAATTGTATTGTACCGTTTTGTCTACCGACCAATAGATACTTGTCTAAAAACGTTTGACCTATTTCTTGAGTTTTTTGGAATTTCGCCCAGCCGCCGGCAGCATATTCTTTGACTTTGATTATGTCACCAATCGTCACAAGGCTATCTACAACTTCATAAATGTTAGAATACTCTTTAACAACACGTTGAGTATCATTATATCCGGATCTAAACCAATCCACTTTATTCCAATACTTGGTGGTGTCGTAAGCCTGTGACCTACTACGGAAATACGTCTTACGTAGATCGTCCCAAGAATATATACTCCAGAAATTATTTAAAGTTGCATCATTGTTTACTAAAACAGAAAAATATCTAACATCAACTTTGATGACACCGTAATTTTTACCGCGATTGGTGACCACCACAGCTATTACTCTGCCTTGACCGTCAATGTGACACACTGCTGTGGCATTCAAACCATCTCCGGTAATAATCACCGGAGGGCCAATATAGATTCCGGGCTGTTCTTGATCAAATAATTCTTTAGGCTTATATCCGTATCCCGGATCTATTATATCTATTGTGTCTAATTCACCGTTGATCAAATTACCACGCAATACAGCACGTTTGGTATTAGTTGTTCCTACTGTCTGTAACTCTATTTCAGTGTCTACTGCAATGTCATAAAGATTCAACTTATCACTAGGAGCTGTATCAACTTTATTTAAATTAGTATATTCTATGGTTTCTGCAAAAGTTTCATTTAATAATATATCATTGATATATTCTATAACGATTTGCAATGCCAGCAACCTATCAACAAACATAGTCTGTCGAGGTCTATATTGTATACCATATTTTTGTTTAGCTGGAAGATCGATATCAGGAATTTTATTTCCTGCTATATCTGAACCAATAAGACTGTCAATCCATTTGTTTTCTAATTTTAAAGATGGTAAATTATCAGCCACGCCTTCTGTAAGTAGTTGATATTCGTTGTGAATTGGTCTTTGAGATTCTAAGCTGTTGCTAATTTGTAGATTCAACAACGCTGTATCAGACTGCATGATTGTTTTAAAATTATATGTGAGGAATTTGTTAGATTCTATCAATGCAACAAAAGCTAGATTTGATCCTGCTGGATTTGCAATTAATCCGGCCACATCAGCAGCTGATTTTGTTCGATCTGGCATATTAGATGGTGTCACAGCTTTGCTACGTACCCAATAATAATATAATGTTTCTGAGACAAGTCCAGTGGTTGGGCTAAAGAAAAATTTCACACTGTAAACATCATTGTTGGGATATAATGGTTGTCCGCTAACTCCTTGAGCTAGTCCTGCATTAGTGTCTGCCAATGCTGCCCATTCGTTAGGCAATAACACAGTTTCGACCCACTCATACACATCTATGCTCGAACCCACTGCCTGTTGATTCCAATTTCCTGTTTTGTAAGCAGAATCTTTTTGTTCTGCATATTGAAATTTTGCAGTGCTAGTATTCCACCATAATTTTCCTACATTTTTTTCTAACCAGTTTATTGTGGAATCTACTACTACTTCAGCAGTTCCTATTGAATACACTGCAGGATCATATGGAGTTTTGTATTTTATTTCTTGCTCAGCTATATTAAGAATTTTTCCTCTAGCTGCATCGACGAAATCTATGTCTTGTATTTTTACATTGTTTACATTGTCATAAAGTTCAATTTTTTTAATTTTTCTTAAATCTACCAATGGTCGTTGGCTTGTAAGCACAGTCCAACTTGCATCTGCACTAGCTGTGAACAGACGTGCTATGCCTTGATATGCTTTGGTAGATGTGTTTTTATAATAAGGTGATCCTACTAGTATTTTTGAACCTATACAGTCTATGCTGTGTCCAAATGATTCGTCTGTCTGTAGATCGCTGTCTAGTTTTTCTGTAAGAAAGAATATTTGATCTTTGTTGTCAAACACATAGACACCACCAGTAAATCCTTGATCAATATAAAATCTTGTTCTTGCATTATCAAATGTTGTGCCTTCTAGTAGATCAAAATTGATAGAGAAAGGTGTTTTTGTATTTCTAGCACCGACTGCTATTTTAGAACTGTCTGGACTCACTGATACGGCAAAACCAAAATATTCATCAGCATAGATTTCATAACTTTGCAGACGCTGTTTTACTCGGAATTCAGTTGTTGATTGATCTAATTCTAACACATATACTGCACCTTGATCTTGATAGTTTACATCTGACCTAGGACTAGAAACTACTAGTGTATTTCCATTGGCATCTAAATCCATGGCAAATCCAAACTGATCCCCAGTACTAATCACCAACCCAGAATCTATGTCGGTGAACGACGACAGTGTGCCAGCATTGATCATTTGAACAAATTCATAGGAATCGTATGCAGTTTTTTTATATACAAAAATCTTACCGCTAGGTGTAGTAGTGCTGTCTCCTACCTGATGCCAATTAACACTAGCAGATGGATCTTCATTATAACTGCGATATGTGCTGTCTGTACTGTCAAATGTGTCACCTAATTGATAATATTGATATGCTGTGCCAGGTGATCCTTGAAATCTTACAGTCTCTCCTTCGACATATTCAACGTCTGGTCTCCATAATCCTCGATAGTTTGCAAAATATTGTCCATCGCTGTTTGGGGCACCTATAACTAAAATATTTCCATCGCCACTCATGGCCATAGAAAACCCAAACTGATCTCCTTGCTTGACTAGTTCTGCTTTCTGAGTGTTGGTTAACAGTCCAGTGGTTGTAAACTCCTGTGTGGAACCATCATCTTCCACAGAGATATTTGTTGGTAGAGAGCAGTGTGTTGATATGTCGCTAACTTTC